CTGGTGGTCATAGTAAACCGCCCAGATGCCTTCACTGGCCAAAATCTGTTGGCTTTTGTATGTTGATTTGTTTACGTGGTCCAACAACACCGTTGGTTTTGGTCTCGACATTATGTTATCCTCGATATACTTATTTATGCCGTAATATACGCATATTACTTAAAAGACCCACCATCCATACCAACATTTACGATATTTGGCTGGGCGGGCGCCTTTGCCAGGTTGGATATTGTGGCCATTAGATCGAATATTTCTGCGTGCAAACTGCGTGCTTCGTCCGGTGTTAGTATAACCTGTTTGGCACTGGTTTGATTTAGTACACGCACTTTGTCGTTAAATTTCTTAATGTGTAGTGGCAAGTCACTCATGCTTTTAAAACCACCCACAGCTTATATTGGGCCATAAATGCATCAAAGTCCTCGGGCTTTTCTTCGAAGACATCAACGCCAGTAATTGATTTAGTGTCAGCCAAAATAAGGTAGAACCGCATCATGTCCAGCGTCTGATCATCTGCATCGGAAATCTTACTTCTAAGATAGGCAATGTCATCTGCCTTGGTCCTAGTAGGCCGTGCGTGATATTGTTGTTCGATTGGCGTGACACCCGCGATCTTTTTTAGTGCATCAAGATCCATGTTCTTCCTTCAGCCAATCAGTTGCACGTTCTTTTGTTTTAAACGGGCCTTGGTACTCATGACGATTGAGTGTGATAATTTTTGGACAGTATTCATGAACCCACGTGCTTGAGTACTTGACTAGATAATGCCCAGCACAATAGAAGCTCTTGGAATTGGTGGCTTTTGTGTAAATTGGCAAGTATCGTTGAACGTCCAGGACTTCGTTGTGCGGCTTTCCTGACGTTGGGTAGCCATACACATCGTATGCCACTGTTGCGGTTTGCTTCTTTTCTGGCTTGACAATTTGGATGTTGTATTTAGATGTCAGTACTTTGATTGACGGAAATACTTCACGCTGGTTGTCGTGCACGTAAGCAAAACCACCTTCATCGATGGCCTGAATAGTCGCTACTTTGGCGCCGTCTTCTTCGACGATCCAGAATTTATTTTTAACGACGGGTTTTGCAATGTAGGTCATAATCATAGTAGGATGTATAGGATCAAAATATATGTTAGTGTGTGCAGTAACTGATCTGCGCCCAATAAAATCCAGAATTCAGGATGTGTATCTGGTTTCCAGCCATATTTGGCATTGAGATTCATCTTAGCCCAGTCGATGTGGTAGTGGACCACAGCGTCTAACCAGGCAAGGGCAATTGCCATTTCAAACGTTGTGAAAAAGAACAATATAATCATTGTTGCACAACCATGTAGCCCAGCGTGGAGCATACCGCCTGGGTGCGCATATGTGCCCTTATTGCGCCATTGGTATTCACCCTGTAACGGGAAATCAACGATGAAGTGTTTGAGTGCGAATAGCACTAAGAACAGAATGATTGCGTCTACGTAACTCATTTTACCTTACCTTTCTATATGCTTCTGCATTTGCCTTACGGCACATTTCTTTTACCTGGATAGGGATGTCTGGGCTGATCTCAGCGATACTACAGTTATACCGTGCTGTTTGCTGATTACCAGCAAGATTCCCTACCACCATTAGGGCAGTGCCCATCGCAATAATTGCAATAATTGCGTGGTAGAAGGTATCTTTAACCATTCAGTACTCGCCATGTCACTGCCGACTCTGGATATGATGCACCCAAGAACTCATTAAAGTCCGCGGCACGCTCACTCATCTTAACTAGGTCATACTTACCACAGAACTTCATGAAGTGAATGCCAATCATTGGTCGTTGCTGTGGTACCGCATTGGTTGCAATAGTCTCAGCAATCTTTGCCTTAATGTCTTCAGGTTGTGCGGTCAGGTCCACTAGCATAACGTTGCGGTGGTAGTCATCCAATACTTTATGCTCTTCACCATTATGGTCTGTCCAACGTTGGAGCATTAGGTTATTCCACGCAAATCCCTTAGCGTCTTTGTCGGCAAAGGCTTCAGTAAGTCCAACTTTATTCTTACTGCCTTTTGTCCGGACACCCGGGAACGCTGAAAAGATATTGTCGCTGGAATCTCCCCGCATGCACTTTTCAAATAGAATCCACTTAGGGTCCGGAATCGTTTTGGGTTCTTTTGTTTTTTTATCCAGGACTGGTTTACCCTTTTTGTCGAAAATGCCTTGGATAGTATGGAGTTCTTCGGAAATGCCATTAAATTGGTTCACATTCTCTGCTAGTAATTGATGGAAATCGCTGTCACTGCTTACGATGGTGTGGTGATCCTTAGGGTGACTTTGGATCCATCCTGCCACCAAGTCATCTGCTTCCAGGTTTTCGTGCTGGAGAACAGTACAATTTGTCTTTTCTTTGAGGTATGCCGTGAAAGCATCAAAAGTTTCCCAAAAGAGTGCGTCTTCTTCTTGCTCTGCTTCTGTTTTTGCGGCTCGGGCAACTGAACGGTTTTTCTTGTACGGCTCATAGTAATCCTTGCGCCAACTGCGCCCTTCAAGGCAAATAACAACGTGATCAGCTTTCTGCTCACGCCAACATTTCGCAATACTACTTAAGGTAACATGTAAGGCGAATCCAAGTTTGTCCCACGTGTCGGAATGGCTATGTGCGGCATGCCGTGCACGGAAGAACGTATTAGCTGTGTCAACAATTAGATATCTCATGGCGTAATAGTAGCATATAACTTTATTAAAGTCAAGTCAGTTTTAGTGTAATAAATGTAGCTAGTGTGTCATCTTCCACAATGATTCTACATGGGTGGCCAGGTTGGATCTCCCAGTGATCGCCCCCAATTCTATTGTGTAACCAATATCGCCTGGGCCCGATTAACTCGCCCAATATTGCGGCTACTTCGCTAATTGGTGTCTTTCCACGATATTCTATTTCGACCATCTTAGTATAAACATCATTCTATTTGTCTCGTCTGGTATGTACCAACTTGACCATTGTTTGCCATCTGTGGTACTTGTATTTAGAAACCTAAAGTGCATTTCATGCTCAGCCAACCAATCATATATTTCGTTAATAACTTCAAATGGCTGATAAACGACCACCAGCCCTTGCTGTAGTTCATGGTATTCTATATCAGTCATGCTGACAGCTGGCACACAATTAAGAACATCTCGTAGTCTTTTTCTAATTCAAAAAAGTAACGATAGTTTGTCTCCATCCATTTACCTTCACAACTGCGGCCCAATAGATCACGGAACTTTTCAGTATTGTCCCTGGTTTTGCTTCGATCCCAATCCATACCCCAACTATGTCTCTTTTCCATTGGTTTGTCTGGCAATACCCAATATTGGAACTCACTGTCCGGTGCGTTAACTTTGCCGTGTTTCATCGTTGAGCAGGGTAATAACTGATTCTAGCTTTTCAACTAAGTCTGCAATCGTTGGATGGTCACGATACTTCTTAACATTGGCAAACAGCGTGTCGTATCGGACAGCGACCTGCAATGAATTATCCATTGGGAATTGGGTTATCCACCCATCGCCACGGTATGTTACTACATGCGCTCCACCGCCATGTAGTGCTGTGCTAATATGCACTTCAGATTGGTATTCTGGTGCCGTGTTGAATACAATTTGTGAATTGCTGACTTGATAGTCGACAAACTCTTGCAGTAGAACGCCGTTGACGTATACTAGTTCAGAGACTTGCATTAACTTACTTCGGTGCGGCCATCACCTAAATCTCTACGCCCAATTACACGTAAACGTTCATCTGGTGGCTGGTTTGCTTCCCACTGTTCATAGTTTTCAGCAACCACATTCTTGCAAACTTCCTGGAACCATCGATCAACAATAACGTCTTCTGTTTCGTTTGGCTTTAACTGATATCCCGCACGCACTAGATTAGTAATAAACTTTTCATTCCAGTCTAGTTCAAATGCGCCGTTGCCAATGTTGTCCTCGTCAAGCTCGACACTAAGGATAGCAACATATGGTTCGCCCTTTTCAGTTGCGATGTCTTTTGGAGATTTGCCACGAACTTTCAACTTTGGCTCAGCTTTTTTTGCTGGGGCCTTAGTCTTAGTTGCCACTGGCTTCTTTGCAGTAGTTTTCTTCGCCACGGTCTTCTTTGCGGCCGGAGTCTTCTTGGCCACTGGCTCTTTTTTTACGGCTGGTTTTCTTGTTGCCATATTATCCCTTTAAAATTTTAACCATTGCTTGCTCTACGGTGAGCCAACGATCTTCTATTACTGGTTCACCAGGGCCAGTAATTATTCTGCGAAAGCGATACGCATGTTCAAACCAGATGCGTTCGCCAGTCTCATCACTTTCCTTTGGTAACCATGTAAACTTTAACTCTGTTTCAAGTTTGCGATCCCAAAACGGATCGTATGATTGGGCATAGCCCGCGCCCACGCCCATCATGTGCCCCACTCGTTTTTAAATAGTGGTACTTGTAAGCGATCACTGTAATATAGACCATGCTTCATTGCTAGCAATGCCACGGCCTTGTTATTCATTGCATACACACTTTCAACACCACCAACAGGCATTAGGAATACATTACCAGTAAACCCAGCATCACGGAATTCTTTAGTTGCACGCAATGCATCTTCTGCGTCTTGCTCTGTTGCTACCACAAACTTCAGGTATGTGTGGCCAATGTCCTGATAGCCCATAACAACTTCAGGTCTAATCGCTTCTTCCCACTTTTCACCACTACATGGCAACTTTGCACTAACGCTGAATGTAAGTGCATCACGACCACGCTTACCACCTGGCGTGCCACGTGGATTTAATGTCCAATCCAACAAAAAGTGTCTGAACTCTTTGCTAATTTCCTGTGTGCCGTTTGTTTCGAAAGTCAACTGTTTTAATGGCTTCATGGCAACATGATTTAGTAAATCTGGATAAGCACGTTGCCAACCTAACAATGGTTCTCCGCCTGTAATTACCAAGTGTTCATCCTGCCATTCATTAAATGGAAGGATTTCCATGATACGTTCTGCAATACCATCAGTTGTAAGCATTGG